GAAGGTCATAAGGAGGACATGACAGAATATACGGATAGTCCATATCTTAGAAAAATTATACAAGGATTGGAATATCAGGCAACTAAAATTGAAGGATCAAAACTTGATAACGAGTTTAAAAACTTCAAGGCAAATCTATCGAAGGATGGTATTAATGTAAACGACAATATCTTATTAAGAATGGCGTTTATGGCATTAAAAAAGCAAGGTGTAGACCCAATGCAAATAACTTGGGATACAGTTCAAGAGTTAATACGTATTATTTCACTAAACTACAAATAAAATGAGACGGAGACAGTTCAAAACAAAAAAGTACAATTCTTCACGAGGCTATGGTCGACGAAGGAAAACAAAAACGAGATCTCGTTCATATGTAATGTCAAGAGGCGGTATAAGGCTATAAAATGGCTTGCATAAGTCCAATCTCCATCAAGAGAGTGAACGGTAGCGGTAACGCGGACAGAATACACGTTCCTTGCGGAAGGTGTATTAATTGTCTGGAAAAAAAGCGTGCTGAGTGGACGTTTCGTATCGCTCAAGAATTAAACCAAGCGCATAGCGCTTGGTTTTTAACCTTTACATACAATGAGGAAAAACTACCCATAAATGAAAAAGGGTATGCTACTCTGAGGAAAAAGGATCTACAGCTGTTTTTAAAGCGTCTACGCAAAAAAACATCAGATATGATAAAAGGGTACAATCAAACGTTAAACGTTGGACAGAGAGCATATAAAGTACCTAAAATCAAATATTTTGCTTGTGGTGAATATGGAACAGAAACAAAGAGACCTCACTACCATATGATAATATTCAATGTGCCCCGTAACATTGCGGATAAAAGCGCTGAAATATGGGGCAATGGTCATGTGAAGGTCGGTACTGTTAACACTGCATCAATTCACTATACGACAAAATACATGATAACAAAATACGATGAGTTGAAAAACGAACAGCAAAAACCGTTTACAATGATATCAAACGCAATGGGATTACAATATGTTGAAAATAACAAAAAATGGCATATTGAAAATGCAAATCGTTATGTAATAAACGATGGCTATAAACAATCCTTACCACGATATTATCAAGAAAGAATTTTTGATAATGAAACGGAAGAAAGCGAGCATCATAAACTTAAACGACAATATGATAACGATCAGAGATATAATAATGAAAACAAAAGAATAGAGCAATTGGGAAATAATCCCTACAAGTATAGATCTGAACAGATCAAACAGAAAATTGATTCAGTAAATAAAAAATTAAAAAAAGGAACATTATGAAAAACATCTTTCAAAACATCAAAGGAACAAGGCCACGTACTAATGTCTTTGACCTGTCACATGAGGCAAAACTGTCTTGTAATATGGGTCAATTAATACCCATGTATTTAGAGGAAATAGTACCAGGGGATCAATTCAAAGTCAACAGTGAAATTATGTTACGCCTGGCGCCTATGTTAGCGCCTGTTATGCATAGAGTAAATGTATATACTCATTACTTCTTTGTTCCTAACCGGTTAACATGGAACGAATGGGAATCATTCATAACTGGAGGTGAAGCAGGCGACGAAGCGCCTACATTCCCTCAAATATCTGTGAATGATGCTAAAAAAGCTTATTTCGCAAAAGGAAGGGTTCCAGATTATTTCGGAATACCTACAATGGATTCAACCACGGTAACGGATTCTACTACTATTTCTGCATTACCTTTCAGGGCATATCAAATGATTTACAATGAGTATTTCAGAGATCAGAACGTTGAAGGAAAAGTACCTTTTTCTATTGGTGGAACAGTGGAAACGGACGATTACAATAAATTAACCACGATAAGAAAAAGAGCATGGGAAAAGGACTATTTTACTTCTGCTTTGCCGTGGGCGCAAAGAGGCGGCGATGTTTCACTTCCTATATCTTCTGAGTTACAAATTACGCCCGATGACTATATAGTTCCGGCAAGGGCTTTGTATTCAGCAGGTGGCGCCGGCGGACCGGGTAACCTTGAAACAGCAGCTTCGGGAAATGTCAATGTAAATGATGGAACAGCTACTGAAGTAAAATTGCTAAACTTAAAGACAACTCCATTTGACATTGATAATACATCTGTTACTATAAATGAGTTGCGTACTTCTGTTAAACTTCAACAGTGGTTGGAAAAAAACGCAAGAGGTGGATCAAGGTATATTGAACAGATATTTTCACACTTCGGAGAAAAGTCAAGTGATGCGAGATTGCAGCGTCCAGAATATCTTGGCGGTGGCAAGAGCCCAGTAGTTATCTCAGAGGTATTGAATACAGCAGGTGTAACTGGCGATAATGTGCAAGGCGAAATGGCAGGTCATGGAATATCCGTAGGAAAAACAAATACCTTCAATAAAAAATTTGAAGAACATGGATATATACTTGGAATTATGTCTGTATTGCCACGGACCGCATATCAGAATGGAATAGAAAGAACTTTCTCAAAGTTCGACAAATTTGATTACTTCTGGCCTGAGTTCGCACATCTTGGAGAGCAGGAAATACTGCAACAAGAGATACAATACAAAGTTGATGCTACATCTGGAACCGGTGCTGATACCTTTGGTTATCAGTCGAGATATGCTGAATATAAATACAAGCAATCCAAAGTTGCTGGTGATTTCAGAGATAATTTAGCCTTTTGGCATATGGGTAGGATATTTGACCCATCCGCCGGTGCAGTCGCATTAAACAGTACTTTTGTAAAAAGTGATCCAACGCATAGAATATTTGCTGTGGATGATCCCGACATACATAAACTATATGTTCAGATCTTCAATGATGTAAAAGCGAAAAGGCCAATGCCGTATTTTGCAACCCCTCAATTATAAAAAATGGAAAAGCCAATATTTAGGAATAGATATACTTTCAAGTTGAAAGGAACTGATATGGAATGCATAAAGAGCCCATCACAAACAGTGAAGGGAGATGCCTATACAGTACGAGAGTTATTCGAGAAACATACTGCTGGTATTGTCCCTCCTATCCAAAGGATTGGAGACTATGACGATGAAGCGGATCTGGATTTCCCAGATCCAACAAAGTCACCTGACTTTGACCTTGTCGATGCTACACAAATCTTAACGGACATACAGCCTATTAAGGATGCTATCGAAAAGGAAAAAAACGCTAAAATAAAAGCGGAAAAAGCAGAAATAGAAGAACTACGCCAAAAACTTAAGGCGGAAAAAAAGCAAAAACAAGAGGCCATTAAAAAAGGAGTGACAGAGGACGAAGGACAAAGAAACGACGAGTAAAATGGACAAAATAAATCCAATCTTTTTTAAAATTGTTCTTCCTGCTTATGTGCCCGCGCGGCGAGCGCAAACAAACAATAACTCCTTAGACAGTCCATAAGGAGTACGGGATAGGTAACTATCCCAAAAGCGTATATACATACTTGATATATATACGCTAAATGACACCTATCTAATTATCAAATAGTTACGTCATAGCAAAAAACAAAAAAAATGTTTACATTTATCAAACAAACAACAGCAGATTATGGCAGCATGGATATTACCCGCAGCGAAAGCAGTCGCCCAAACAGGAACAAGCATTCTCAATACAGTTCTGAGCAACAGAGCCAATATGAAAATGGCAAAATATGCCTATTCAAAGGACTTGGAAATGTGGAACAGGCAAAATGCGTACAATACGCCAACGGCGCAAATGGCAAGGTTGAAGGGATCAGGCCTGAATCCTAACATAGTTTATGGATCTGGAACAGTAGCGGGAAACACTGGATCACAAATGCCTAAGTACAATGCACCAACATTAAAATATGACCTTCAAGCGCCCGACATAGGCGGGCAGTTAACACAATTTCAGGATTTTAAAATGCGACAGGCGCAAACTGATAATGTGAAAGCGCAAACGAGAAAAACTAATGTTGAAACAAGCAATGCCGTGATAAAAGGACTGATATACGGAAAACAAAATACAAAGCTTGGTTTAGACATATATGGCGAAGGTCATAAGGAGGACATGACAGAATATACGGATAGTCCATATCTTAGAAAAATTATACAAGGATTGGAATATCAGGCAACTAAAATTGAAGGATCA